CCGAGGGAAATGTCGTTCACTATGGTTACATCGAAAAATTCATCGAGCGCCTGGGTGAACGCTACAACATCCGTGAGATCGCCTTCGACCGTTGGGGCGCTGTGCAGATGGTGCAGAACCTTGAGGGTATGGGTTTCACGGTAGTTCCTTTCGGACAGGGCTTTAAGGATATGTCCCCGCCGACCAAAGAACTGATGAAACTTGTGCTTGAGGAAAAGGTCGCCCACGGAGGGCATCCCGTTCTTCGATGGATGATGGATAATATCTTCATCCGTACCGACCCCGCCGGCAACATCAAGCCGGATAAGGAAAAATCCACAGAAAAGATTGACGGCGCGGTTGCCACCATAATGGCTCTCGACCGTGCGATCCGCTGTGGCAATGATACCAGTGCTTCGATCTATGACAGCCGAGGCATTTTGTTTATTTGAAGGGAGTGATGTGATATGGGTATCTTTTCCGGGCTGTTCAAATCCAGAGATAAGCCTGAAAACAGAACTGCGGGGAGTTCCTATGCCTTTTACCTCGGCGGCTCTACCTCCGGCAAGGCAGTAACAGAGCAGACTGCCATGCAAATGACCGCAGTGTATTCCTGTGTCCGTATCCTTGCAGAAGCTGTGGCGGGACTACCGCTGCACCTTTATAAATACACCGAAAATGGCGGCAAGGAAAAAGCACTCGACCATCCGCTGTACCGATTGCTCCATGATGAGCCGAACCCGGAAATGAGTTCTTTCGTATTCCGAGAGGCCCTCATGACCCATCTGCTCCTCTGGGGTAACGCATATGCGCAGGTCATCCGCAACGGCAAGGGTGAGGTTGTCGCCATCTATCCTCTGATGCCCAACCGTATGGCGGTGGACAGAGACACGGAGGGACATCTCTACTACACCTATTATCGTGGCGATGATGAAGCTATTAAAAACAAAGAATATGCGGTCACCCTGGCACCGAGAGATGTTCTTCACATTCCGGGCTTAGGCTTTGACGGCCTGGTGGGCTACAGCCCCATTGCTATGGCGAAGAATGCCATCGGCATGGCGATTGCCTGCGAGGAGTTTGGGGCCAAGTTCTTTGCCAACGGTGCTGCGCCCTCCGGTGTTCTGGAACATCCCGGCACCATCAAAGACCCTTCCAGGGTGCGTGATGCATGGCAGAGCCAGTTCGGTGGATCTTCCAATTCCGGCAAAGTTGCTGTTTTGGAAGAAGGAATGAAGTATACGCCGATTTCCATATCCCCGGAACAGGCACAGTTCCTTGAGACCCGCAAATTCCAAATCAATGAAATTGCTCGAATTTTCCGTGTCCCGCCTCATATGGTGGGTGACCTGGAAAAGTCGAGCTTTTCTAATATCGAGCAGCAGTCCCTTGAGTTTGTAAAATACACCCTTGACCCCTGGGTTATCCGTTGGGAGCAGTCCATCCAAAGGGCACTCTTGTCCCAGGACGAAAAGGCTGTATATTTCGTGAAATTCAACCTGGAAGGTCTGCTTCGTGGCGATTACCAAAGCCGTATGAATGGCTACGCCATAGGTCGCCAGAACGGCTGGATGTCTGCAAATGACATCCGCGAACTGGAAAATCTCGACCGCATCCCTGCGGAAGAAGGTGGCGACCTGTACCTCATTAACGGCAATATGCTCCCTCTGAAAGATGCGGGTGCTTTTGCAGATACAACCACCAACGATGACGGAAAGGAGGAAAAATTCGATGAAGAAGTTCTGGAATTGGCTGAACCAAGCGGACGCAGATCCATCCGCAGAGAGGGTTCTTGAACTGAACGGCACCATTGCCGAGGAAAGCTGGTTTGACGATGATGTCACTCCCGCCATGTTCAAGGCAGAACTGTTTAGTGGCAGCGGACCCGTTACCATTTGGATCAACAGCCCCGGCGGTGACTGCATCGCAGCCAGCCAAATCTATTCCATGCTTATGGACTACAAGGGTGATGTTACTGTCAAAATCGATGGCATTGCTGCCTCCGCAGCGTCTGTTATCGCTATGGCAGGCACCAAGGTGTTCATGGCACCCACCGCGCTGATGATGATTCATAACCCTGCCACGATGGCATTCGGTGACCATGTCGATATGAAAAAGGCTATCGATATGCTGAACGAAGTCAAGGAAAGCATCATCAATGCCTATGAGATCAGAACCAATCTGTCTCATACTCAGCTTTCTCACATGATGGATGATACCACATGGATGAACGCAAAAAAGGCTATCGAACTTGGCTTTGCTGACGAAATCCTTACGGACGAAAAGCGCGCCGCTCCCGCTGAAGCCTATGCATTCTCCGGCAAGACCATCGAGAAGGCACTCATCAACAAGATTTCTGCAAAAGCAAAGCCCAAGCAGGAATCCAAGCCCAAAGGTCGCAGCGTTGACGAACTCAAGGCTCGACTCCACACCATCAAAAAATTTCTGTAATTCAGGAGGAAATGTATATGAATATCGTTGAAATGCGTGAAAAGCGCACCAAGCTGTGGGCTACTATGGAAGGTTTCCTGGACACCCACCGCAATGACATGGGCGTTCTGTCCACGGAGGACGATGCTGTCTATGCCAACATGGAGAAGGAATTTGAAGCCCTCTCCAATGAGATTCGCCGTCAGGAGCGCCGTGATGCGCATGAGGCTGAACTCAGCAAGCCAATCAACCGCCCCATCACCGAAAAACCTGCCGCTGCTCCCAAGGCAGACGGTGTGGGCCGTGCATCCAATGCCTATAAGGAGGACTTCGGTCTTCACCTTCGTGGCAAGGCACTGGTTCACAATGTGCTGTCCACCACTCCCGATGAGGACGGTGGTTTTCTTGTGCCCTTGGAGTTCGAGCGTGACATCGTAAAGGCTCTGGACGAGGAGAACATCATTCGCCGTCTGGCAAAGGTGGTCACTACCTACCACGAGCGTAAGATTCCGGTTGCCCTGGGTCATTCCGTGGCGCAGTGGACAACTGAGAACTCCGCTTATACCGAGAGCAATCCTACCTTCGGTCAGAAGCAGATTGATGCTTACAAGCTGACTGACCTCTGCCGTGTCAGCGTGGAATTGCTCAAGGACAGCACTTTCGACATCGAGGCTTATCTGCGCCAGGAATTTGCCCGTGCTTTTGGTATTGCCGAGGAAGAGGCTTTCTGCGTAGGCAACGGAACTACTCAGCCCACCGGCATCTTTACTGAGAACGGCGGTACTGTGGGTGTTACCGCAGCGTCCGCTACTGCAATCACCGTGGACGAGATTATCAGCCTGGTTCACGCTCTGAAGGCTCCTTACCGCAAGAACGCAAAGTTCCTCATGAACGATGCGACTGTGGCTCTGCTCCGCAAGCTGAAGGATCAGAACGGTCAGTACCTCTGGCAGCCTTCCGTTCAGGCTGGTGTTCCCGACCGTCTGCTCGGCTACGAAATCTACACCTCTCCTTATGTTCCTGTTGCCCAGGCGGGCGCTCTCGCCATTGCCTTTGGTGACTTCAAGAACTACTGGATCGGTGACCGTGCCGGCCGTACCGTGCAGCGCCTGAACGAACTGTACGCTACCAACGGTCAGATTGGCTATGTGGCTACCGAGCGTGTTGACGGCAAGGTCATCCTGCCCGAAGCTATTCAGCTGCTTCAGATGAAGTCTGCGTAATGAATGGAGGTGGCGGTGATGGACGCTTTGCTTGAAAAAGTAAAACAGAATCTGATTCTCGACCATGCGGCGGATGATGCATTGCTGAAGGGCTACATTACCGCCGCTGTTTCATACGCGGAAAGCTATCAGCATATTCCGGCAGGCTTTTACAGCGAGAACTCTATGCCGCCCACCACCGAACAGGCGGTCATTATGCTGTCGTCCCACTTCTATGAATCCAGGGACGGTAGCACGGGCGGCTTTTTCGCTGACAATGTGCAAGCGGGTCAGCAGGTCTGGAACACGGTCAACCTTCTGCTTCGGCTTGACCGGGAATGGAAGGTGTGACCATGAGTTTCGGAAAAATGAATGGTTTTGCGGACATTGTTGCTACCAAACGGATCAAAGACAGCGAGGGCTTCTCCACTACGGTGGATGAAGTCCTCGCCTCTGTCCGTGTTTATCGAGAAGGTCGCCACGGCAGTCAGCGGTGGGCAAATCTCGCCACTTTCTCCGAGGCTACCGACCTTTTCCGTTTCCGTGTCATTCCCGGTGTAGGTATCACCACCGACCACATTATCGTGTGCAATGGCAGCCGATACGACATCGTATCCGTTGAGGATGTCAAAGGCCGTGGGATGTACATTGAAGTGCTGGCAAAAAGGAGTGAGCCTACCATTGGCAAAGGTTGATATCAAAATGCCGGAGGAGTTTTTGCAGAAAATCTCCCGTCTTGGCAGCGAATTTGATGACGTTGCCGAAAGCGTACTGGAAGCCGGTGGCGAGGTGGTCTTGGCAAGGGTCAAGGGAAATCTCTCCGGGGTCGTAGGTCAAGGCACAAAATACGACTCCCGATCCACAGGCGAACTGGAACGCTCCATTGGTCTGTCTCCGGCAAAGCTGGACAGGGACGGCAACCATAATGTCAAAATCGGCTTCGTTGACCCCCGTTCTGATGGTGACAGCAATGCAAAGATTGCCAACATCCTCGAATACGGCAAGCACGGTCAGCCCGCAAAGCCCTTTCTGAAACCAGCAAAACGCGCCAGTAAGTCAGCCTGTGAAGAGGCTATGAAACGCGCTTTTGAAGAGGAGGTCGGTAAGCTATGAGCCTTTTGGCAGATATTCATTCTGCAATGAAATCCCTGGGGATACCCGTAGAAACGGGTGTTTTTTCGGATAAAGCACCAAATGAATATGTGGTCGCAGTACCGCTTGTCGATACCTTTGACCTTTATGCCGATAATGACCCCGGTGTAGATGTGCAGGAGGTGCGTCTCTCCATTTACACCAAGGGTAATTACACGGCACTCAAAAATCGCATTGTCCGAAAACTGCTCTCCTGCGACATCACCATTACTGGGAGACAATACATCGGATACGAAACTGAAACCGGCTACCACCACTACAATGTGGATGCCGCCAATTACTACGAAATGGAGGAATAAGTCATGGCTACGATTGGTCTTGATAAACTGTTCTACGCTAAAATCACGGAGGATAACGAGGGCATTGAGTCCTACGGCACTCCGTCCCAACTGGCCAAAGCGATGACCGCAGACCTGTCTGTGGAACTTGCCGAGGCAACCCTGTACGCAGACGATGGTGCTTCCGAAATCGTCAAGGAATTCAAGTCCGGCACACTGTCCCTTGGTGTTGACGATATCGGTCCCATGGTGGCATCCGACCTTACCGGGGCTACCATTGACAAAAACGGTGTTGTGATTTCTGCCGGAGAGGATGGTGGTGAGCCTGTTGCCATTGGTTTTCGTGCAAAGAAGTCCAACGGAAAATACAAGTACTTCTGGCTTTACAAAGTGAAGTTCGGTATCCCCGCAACGGCACTGGCAACCAAGGGTGATTCCATTACCTTTAACAGCCCTACCATTGAGGGCACCATCCTTCGCCGTAACAAGCCGGATGCCAAGGGGCATCACCCATGGAAAGCCGAAGTCACTGAGGGCGATCCCAAGGTGAACGCGGCTACCATCACCAACTGGTATCAGGAAGTGTATGAACCTTCCTTCGATGCCGTTGAAACCAACTAATCAGGGAGGACTGACTTATGGATATGGAACGCTCTGCAAACATTACCATCGGTGATGAGGAATACACCCTGCTTCTGACCACCAAGGCTACCAAGGAGATCGCTGGACGCTACGGCGGTTTAGAGAACCTTGGTGACAAGCTGATGAAGTCCGAGAACTTCGAGATGGCTATCGGTGAGATTGTGTGGCTTATCACGCTTCTGGCAAACCAGTCCATCTTGGTTCACAATCTCAAGCACAAAGATGCTCCCAGAGAACTGCTTTCTGAAGATGTGGTGGAACTGCTCACCGCACCCGCCGATCTTGCGACCTACAAAGCCGCAATTACCGAAGCTCTCTATAGAGGCACTAAACGCAATATCGAAAGCGAGACAACCTCAAAAAACGCGCAAGTCGGGTAACGGTTTCTGATGAAGAACTGTTTACCCGGCTTCTTTATTACGGTCTTGCCCATCTGCATCTGTCACAGGATGAGGTGTGGCTGATGCCGTTTGGCTTGCTGCTCGATTTGTGGGAGTGCCACAAGCAGTATAACGGACAGGCTGCCCCGGCACATGAACACTTTATCGATGACATTATCCCGGACGGCATTTAAGGAGGTGACGGTATATGGCAGATAATTTCGGTCTGAAAATCGGTCTGGAAGGTGAAAAGGAATTCAAGAAGGCTTTGAGCGAGATCAACCAGTCTTTCAAGGTTCTCGGTTCTGAAATGAAACTCGCCACCTCCCAGTTCGATAAGAATGATCAGTCTGTGCAGGCTCTTACCGCACGGAATACCGTACTGAACAAGGAAATCGAAGCACAAAAGCAGAAAATCGAGACGCTTCGTGCCGCACTCAAAAATGCTGCGGAATCCTTTGGTGAAAATGACCGCCGGACACAGAACTGGCAGATTCAGCTTAACAATGCCGAGGCTGCTCTGAACGGCATGGAGCGTGAACTAAAGGACAACAACGAAGCCCTCGAACAGGCTGAAAACGGCTTTGATGAAGCAGGAAAAGAAGCCGAGGATTTCGGCAAAGAAATAGACAAAGCCGGTGATGAAAGCGAAGATGCCGGTGGCAAGCTGAAAAAAGTCGGAGAAATCGCGGCGGATGTCGGCAAAGCAATGGCTGCCGCTG